CGTTTGAGGAATCAACGTGGATAAAGGCTAATCCATCTTTGGTGAATGAGCCGCGTCCTGGTGTGCAGTTGGATGAGGTTCGTTCTGAAGCTGCGTCGGCGCGTGGCTCGGAGGCACTTCTGGAGCCTTTCCTGGTGGAAACACTGGGGCAGGGCGAGTGGGTGCCTCGTGATGGTGATGTGGTTGATGATTTTGTCCCTGTCATTGATTTTGAGGCGTGGTCGTCTGCGTCTGCGTTGATGCCGTCTGCGTTGGGGGAGTCTTGTTTGGCTGTGGATGTGACCCCGGACGGTGAGTCTGTTGGGGTGGTGTCTGCGGCGCAGTGGGGTGACAAGGTTTATTTGTCTTTGGCTCCGTATGAGGAGTTTGACCGAGCTTTGGTTGTGGACAAGGTTGGCGCGACGGTGAAGTTGAATGACCCGTCTGCGGTGGTGCTGGACCCTTCTGGGCAGTGTTCTACGTTGGTGGAGCCTTTGCGGGGGATTGGTGTGGCCCCGGAGACGTTAAGCGGCTCGCAGGTTTCGAAGGCTTATGAATTGTTTCTTCGCATGTGGGCGGAGAAGCGTTTAGCGCATGATGGTTCGCAGCGTTGGTTAGATGCGTTGGGGGTTGCTGAGGAGCGTTCTAAGAATGGGCGTTATCGAAGTCTTGACCGTTATTCGGGTGATGTGACTGTTCTTGTGGCTGCGTCGCTCGCGGTGTGGGGGTTGCAGGAATTTGGTGTTGGTGATGTCGAGGTTGATGTGAAGCGCACCCGTCATTACGTGAGTGCGGCGCGTGCTGTGAAGAGGCAGCGCCGCGTATCTGAGATGAGTTTCTAAGGAGGTGGCCGGCATGTCTGGTTTGAATATGCGTGAGGTTGGCCATGCGCGGGCCACCCGTAACTTTGCGCTTGCGGAGGATAATTGGGAGCTTCGGTTCCCGCATTCCGCTAAGGTGTTTGCGAAGATGGGGCGTGAGGATGCGCAGGTGACGTCGGTGCTTCGTGCGGTGACGTTGCCGATTCGTCGTGCTACGTGGTTTGTGGACCCGAATGGTGCTCCGGATGAGATTGTTGCCGCGGTGTGTGAGGACCTGCGTCTGCGCGCTAAGGGTGAGGACCCGAATAAGCCGTTTGCGCCGCGTACTGGCCGCGTGTCGTGGGAGAAGCACCTGGAGCAGGCGTTGAAGGCCATGCAGTTTGGGCACATGTTCTTCGAGCAGGTGTATGAGCCTGGTTTGGATGGGCGTGAGCATTTGGTGAAGCTGGCACCTCGGTGGCCGGGCACGATTGACCAAATCAACGTGGATGATGATGGTGGTCTGTCGTCGATTCGTCAGACCGCGCTTGCTTCTGGTTCTCGTGTGGATGATGCCCGCACCATTCCGGTGGACCGGCTTGTGGCTTATGTCTTTGATGATGAAGGCTCGCAGTGGCTTGGTAAGTCTGTGCTGCGGCCGGCGTATAAGCATTGGAAGTTACGAGATTCGCTTCTGCGCCTGGAGCTGAACACTTTGGACCGTAATGGTATGGGTGTGCCTGTGTATACGGGTTCGGATGTGTCTGCTGACCCGGATAAGGACCTTGAGGATGGTCAGTCCATTGTTGAGGGTTTTCGTGCTGGTGTGCATTCTGGTGCGTCGATTCCAACAGGTGCGAAGTTGCAGTTGTTGGGTACGTCGGGGCAGTTAGTTTCGCCGCGTGAGGCGATTAATTACCACGATTCGATGATTGCTAAGAGCGTGTTGGCTCACTTCCTGAACCTTGAGGGCAAGGGCGGTTCGTATGCTCTGGCGGAAACCCAATCGGACCTGTTTATCCAGTCTCTACAGACCACGGCGGAATGGTTGGCTGATATTGCCACTCAACACGTGGTGGAGGACCTGGTGCGTGTGGCTTTCCCTGAACACACTGGTTTGGTGCCGAGGGTGACGTTCGACCCGATTGCTTCCAAGAAGGAAATTAGTGCTGCGGACCTTGCTGGTTTGAAGAACGCCGGGTTGATTCTTGGTGATAAGGACCTGGAGGAGGACCTGCGGCGTCGGTACACGTTGCCGCCGAAGCAGAAGCTAACCGATGCGCTTGAGTCGAAGAAGGAAAGGCAGCGCATGGAGGAGCAGATGGGCGTCACGCTGAGTTCTCAGGATGAGATTCCTACTGACGTTAAACCCGTTGAAGAGCCGAAGGAGTGACCCCTTGAACGAGATTTTGATGTATGGGCCGATTGGGCCGGATTTTTGGGAGCCTGAAAACGCTATTACAGCGAAGTCTGTAATGGAGCAATTATCCGGCATGTCTGGCGACGTGACCGTGCGCATTAGCTCCGGCGGCGGTGATGTCTATGAAGGCGTGGACATCATGCAGGCATTGAGAAACTATGACGGTGAGGTCACCGTGATTGTGGAATCACTGGCTGCTTCTGCCGCGTCGTTTATTGCCGTCGGTGGCGCTGACCGCGTTCTTATGCGCGGCTCGTCGGAGCTGATGATTCATCGTGCGTGGACCTTTGTTGAAGGGAACGCTGACGATACCCGAAAGACCTTGGCTGACCTGGAACGGCAGGACAACAAACTGGCTGCTATCTACGCGGGTAAGGCCGGTGGAGAGTTGCAGGACTGGTTGGACGCGATGAGTGCGGAAACCTGGTACACCGCCGAGGAGGCGGTATCTGCAGGGCTGGCTGACGGCATTGTTCCGGAGAAGTCATCGGCTCCTGTTCCGTCGGCTTCGTTGGCGAAGCGTCGTTTCAAGTTCGCTAACCGGGCTGCGGCTCCGCCGCCGCCTGTCTCCCGGTCGGAATCGGGGGACGAAACAACTACGCCCAGTGATGGGCAGGAAGGGGATACTGTGAGTATTCTAAATCAGCTTGCCCAAGAACTGGGCAAGGAGCCGGAGGAAGTGCAGAACGCACTCTCCGGCTTTTTTAATGAGGAGGTCACTGTGACCGCCACTGTTGATTTGACCTACCCGGAGGGCACCACCGTTGTGCCAACTGGTGAAGTTCAGGTCGCACCAAACGAGGATGTCCCGGCTGGTGTCGAGTTTGAATTGTCCAATACCCCGGAGGGTTGGACTGGTGAGATTGCTGAAGACACTGGTGCCCTGAAGGTGACCGCACCGTCCAACGTGGAGCCAGACACGGAGGCCGAGTTCACCGTGTCTGTCAACGGTGGCAGTGGTGAACCGGTAGAGCTGACCGTTCCTGTGACGGTTAAGGCTGCGGCTAATACCGATGAGGGAAACGCCCCTGAGTCCACCCCGGAGCCGGATGCTCCCGCACCTGCGGATGACACGGTCACCCTGGATGCTGAAACCTACGCCGAGCTGAAGGCCGCTGCACAGCACGGATGGATGGCAATGGAAGAGCAGAAGGAAGCAAACCTTGTAGCCGAGGTGGATGGCTGGATTAAGGAAGGCCGTATTTCCGCTGCCCGTCGTACTAAGGCGATTGCGGCGATGAAGCGTGACGCTGAGGCCGCTCGTGACATCTACGGTTCTAATCCTGCTGGCACTATCCCGCGTGGGGAGATTGGCTACGGCAAGGACGCGGAGCCGGATGAGGCTAAGACCGTGCGTGCTAAGGCCGACAAGGTTGGTTTCCTGACCCGTAAGAATTTTCACTAAGGAGAAGAAATAATGTCGAATCCTACTTTCCGCTCCGGCCCGATTAGCTACAAGGCCGAAGAAGACATCACTAAGTTCCGCCTCGTTGAGGTAGGCGAGAACGGTGTAAAGCATGCTGCAGCAGCCGGCCCGGTATTTGGTGCCGTAACTGAGAATGCTGCCGCCCCTAAGGATGAGCAGCCGGAAAACACCCTGGCGCTCGGCGCGCCGGAAATCGTTGCCGTGCACATTGGCCCGGCTACCGTGCCGCTTGAAGTTGATGGTGACGCAGCTGAGATTAAGCAGGGCACCCCTATTTATGCCGCTGCTGATGGCAAGGTATCCACCTCTGGTTCCCTGCTTGTAGGTGTTGCCGCCCGAAATGGTGACGGTAAGACCGTGCGTACCACCCTCGTGACCCCTGTTATTGCTCCGGCATCTGCGGGCTAACCCAACTTTTCTAAGAAGGAGAAATAAGAATGAGTGAGCTTATTACTAGTGCCTACGATGGCCCGAAGCTGACCGTGTCCGAGATGATGGAGGACCCGACCTTCATCCCTCAGCGTGTTGTTGATGGCCTGCAGGGCCAGTTCTTGGAGGACCTGTTCTTCCGCCAGGCTGAGGCGAATAAGGGTGTTGTGGCTTTCCGCGAGGCCGCAGCTGAGTATCTTGCTGATGATGCTGAGGAAATCGCCGAGTTTGGTGAGATTCCTGTTTCTGCCCCGGAGCTTGGCCCACTGCGTGCTGCTTACGGCATTAAGTCTGGTGAGGCTATCCGCATTTCTTACGAGATGCGCAATGAGAATAAGGTTGACCAGGTTAACCGCCACATTCAGGCCCTGGAAAAGACCGTTATTCGTCACGGTATTAACGCGGTACTTGGTGTGTTTGAGTCCGCTAAGGTGCCTGAGCTTCAGGCTTCCGCGCCGTGGACCGGTGGCGACCCTGTCAAGGATGTTTTTGATGCTGTGGAGCTGGTCCAGTCCGCCCATGAGGGTGATGACCTGAACCGACAGTTCGACTATGAGCCGAACACCATCCTGCTGCACCCGGCTTCCTACACGAAGCTGATTCGTAACGAGCAGATGCAGAAGTACTATATTGGCGCTGCCGCTCTGGATAACCCCATCTTCCTGAACCAGAATGGTGATTCCATCTTTGGTGGACTGCGTGACACGGAACTGTTCGGCACGCTGCGTGTTGCTACTTCCCGCCTGATTGAACCGGGTAATGCCTACGTGTTCGAGGCTCAGGGTGTGGGCTTCAAGTCCGACACCATGCCGCTGACCGCAACTCCTCTTTACTCTGAGGGTGGCCAGTCTGAGCTTGGTGGCCCGACCATGTCCTGGCGTTCTGACCTGGTGCGTAAGCGCGCTATCGCGGTGGATAATCCGAAGGCTGTCGTTAAGCTGACCGGTATCGCCTAATGGTTAAGGTCACGTTAGCGAAGCATTGGAGCCCGGAGGATAAGTTGTATTCTCCGGGCGCTGTCGTTGAGGTGGATGATGAAACGGCTCGGTGGTTGGACAGCTGCGGCGCTGTTTCTCACGCGCCTGACAAGACTGAAAAGAAGCCAGCTAAACGTAAACCAGTAGAGAAGCCCGACGCGGAAGGCAAGCCCACGGGTAAACCTGGCAAAGGTGATGTTCCTCGCCCAGCTAAGGCCGCATCCCTTGATGAATGGCGTAAGTACGCGGAGGCGCAGGGAATCGTGACTAAGGGCCTGTCGAAGAAAGATATTATCGCCGCTACTCAGTAGCAGTTAGGGAGGTTAGCCGTGCTTGATATTGATGTAGAGTATGTAGCTAGCCGCCTTCCACGAGAACTCACTGACGTGGAAAAGCAGCGCCTCGAGGTTCTTATTGATGATTCAGTGGAGCTGATTGAGGTGGCGTTTCTTCGCGCCGGGCGTGACTTCCACGCGGAGCTGGAAACAGTCCCGTGGTTGGAAGCTGCAGCACGTCGTGTGGTTCTGGAAATGGTGTCTGCGGCTACACTGGTGGGCACGAATACTGGCATGCGGTCCATTTCTTCCACCACAGGCCCACAGTCGGATTCGGTGACGTTCTCTGATGTGGATTCTGTCTCCTGGGGCGGTGTTCGACTCACAGACGAGCTACTGAAACTCCTTGGGTTGTGGCATCGCGGTGCTCGTGGAAGGTTCCCTCGCCCGCGTCGTTGGCCGGAGAGGTGGTCACCATGATTCGCCCAGACCAAGCCGGTGAGCCTATTACGGTTAAGGGCGGTCTGGTGGGCCGTGACCATCGTGGGCGGCCGCAGTACGCGCCGGGCCGTGTGATTGAGCACTGTGTAGTGTCCCCAGCGGGTGACCAGGTCGTTAAGGGCGACGGGTTTACTCATGGGGATATTTCGAAGCTGCAGGTGCTAGCACCGCCGGGGACGGTGGTGGCCGATGGGGATACGGTCACCATTCGAGGTGAAGACTATACGGTGCAGCAGCGCCGTTCGTTTGATTACAGCGTAGGCAGGCGTCCTGTGGTGTCGTGGCATCAGCCGAAGGTTGTGTTCATCGTGGAGCGTGGGGAGGTGAGTGACGGTGTCGCTTAACTATTCTCAGCTCTTTAAACAGATGGCGAAGCAACCGCAGGTGCAAGAAGCATCCCGCAAAAAGGCGGAGCAGGTGAAAAAGTACATTGAACTTCGCTGGCCCGAAGTCAATGAGCTTTCCTCTCGCGATAAAGCCTTCCTCCATGAAGGCGGTGACGTTGTGAAAATCACCCACGCTACTCGAGGGACTAACCGGCCTACGCATGTAGTGACTGTGCGTCACCCTGGTGCTGTTTCTAAGCAGGCCAAGGACGGTTTTGTCACTAAGGCGGTGAAGGATGCTTCCTGATTTCGGGGTAACTCCTGACCCGCCTGCCTTGGTGCACAAGCACGTACTGCGGCTCATCCCGGAAGCGGACCATGACATGGTTCATCTTCATTTCTTGCCGGATGGTTACAACTGCCACCAGGATGGTTTAGCCATTGTGGTCAGTAGTGACGTGCAAGATGTAGATGATTCCGCGCATTCGCGTGACCTCGTGAAGGTCAGCGTGTACGGGCCGGACCATATGATGGTGCGTCGCTATGGGCGGAGTCTTTACACGGCTTTGACCCAGGGAATTACTGGCGTTGGTCTTGGTGTGTCGCGGCCTGATTCGAAGTTCTTTGGGTCTGGTCCGTCATATCAGCCAACTGGTTTTGTTTCGACGATGAGTTTGTCGGTCGGTATCGGCAAGCTGTTCTTCCGGTCGTCGGCGCGAACAAATTAATCCGCACATTTTGTACACCACCTCGAAAGTCGGGGTGGTTATTTTTATGTCCTTTGAAAGGGGATAACAATGGCTCAGAATCGTAGCGTTGGCCTTGACCTTCGCGTCCTAGAGGACCGTGAGGTACTGGTCAACTTCTCTGATGACCCGATTATTGATAAGAAGACCGGCGCGTTTGTCGGCGAGTGGGAATCCCTTGGCCTGGAGCCTACTGATTCTCAGCATGCCCACACTCGTGAGGTTTCCTCCAATACCACCAACTTGACCGGTGGCCAGTCCTCCACCTCCTACACCGCCGGCGCTATCACCGCCGCGGTGGACGGTATCGCAGGCTCCCCGGTCATGCGCTACATCGAGAACCCTGGCGCTGTGGTTCAGGACGGCACCACTTACGGCAAGCACTCTGACCAGGTTGCTAAGGGCTATGTGGCGTTTGTTCACAAGTTCACCTCCGGCCTGGTTCGTATTTGGGTTTCTCGTGAGAAGGCTGACCTGGTGGTTAACGAGCGTGTTACCGCTAAGGATCCGCAGGCCCGCCCGGTTCAGATTACGTTCAACAATGGTGACGATGAGCGCTACTACGAGGAGCGTTTCTACATCGTCGGAGAGGATGGCTCTGTGGTTCGCGTTGAAGAGAAGGTCTTCCAGGATGTTGCAGACGTGCAGGCCCAGATTGAGGCCGGCACTGCATTCCACCCGCAGGCTTCTTCCAATGGCCTGACCGCCATGGTTGTCACCGACGATGAGTCTGGCGACGTGACCCTGCATGAGTACGAGGACCCGGAGACTGGTGAGACTGCGGAGAACAACAATGAGGGTGTTCGTCCGTCGGATGAGCCGTCTGCTCCGGCTGACTCCGGTGAGACCACTGGTGACGCTGGCTCCGGTGAGGCTGACGCCGAAGCGTAGTTAATTCTTTGATGGGCCTTGCGTCTTTTCGTGGTGATTCCGCGTAAGGCCCTACCCCAAGACTTTTTGTCTAGGAATCACCGCCCTGTTTGGCCCCGTAGAGTGCGGGGCCGTATTTAATTCCATAGGAGGAATCACCATGGCACAGAAGAAGAACACTGACCAGGTTGAGGTCGTGAAGAACGAGACCACCAAGAATGCTGGCGGTGAGGGACAGATTACTGACGGTATTTACACCGAGCATGAAGTTGAGCTGATTAACGGTGTGAAGGTCGATATTGAGGTTATTGTTGACCGCGATATGCTTCCGGCGTCTGTATCGTCCCTGGCGCATGAGGGCAATATTGAGGGCATGCTGATGGCTCAGCTGACCGCTAAGACCCGTAAGCTGTTGGATTGGACTGGCGCTACTCGTAAGGACCTGCATGAGGTTATTGGGCCGGTTGTTCAGCGTGGCACGGAGTTGGCTGATAAGTAATGTCTGCCCGGCTGATTCTTGAGGATGAGCCGGGTGCTTGGGTGGAGTTCACCTGCGGTGTGGTTCGTTATAGGGCGCGGCGTGACCCAATGTTTCTCGGGTTTGAGGACTTGGGGCAGATGTTGGAGAATCCGCGTTTGCTGTGGCGCTTGTATGACGAATCGTCGCGGGTGAAATCCATGACCGCTGCCATGCTATCTGGGGGTTTGGGTGAGCAGTTGAAGGCTTATCTTGAGGCCTGTGGGTTGAGTATTTTTAAGCTCGCCCTGGCCGCCCATGCGATAGAAGATATTGACCTTCTTGAGGTTGATTTGCTGCGCATTGGTTTGGATGTGCGGGATTGGCTCGACCCCGAGGGGCCACTGTCTACACGTCGTGTTGTGGCCTTGTATGAGGATATGCTGGACCGCCCTGAGTCGCGGGTCG